ATTGGTGCTGTAACTGTTGGGCGCGAAGCTTCCACCGCAGGGGCTTCAACCTCAGGCGCAACGGCTACGGCGTTTGTTGTGTCTTCCACAACGGCCTCGCTTTCGTTTTGGGTTGTTATTTCTTTTGCAGCATCATCTTCAGATGCAGCAACGCTCAAAACTTCCGCGCTCTTAAACGCAGCAGCTTGAACAAGACTTGTTTCTAACATGGAACTTTTTAGGACACGATAAACATTACCTTCGCGCTTACCATCAATGACTTCCACGCCAACTGATAAGCCGCTTCGTAATTGCTCTGATGCTTCGATTAGAGCATCGTTTCCGCGTGTTGTATTGCTTATACGAAACGTGGCAAAAATTCCTGTGTCATCTTGGCGATACGAAATCATTCGCCCAATAGGTTTTTTTGCATCATGTTCAAGCAATAATTTTGGTTTTGGGTTATCTGGAATCTCAATTGATCCCTTTTCAAAAATTACTCTGCCAGCAGATGTTTGGCCAATTTCTCCATCATAGGGCGCGATTTTACCTGAAATAGTGCGCTCACTAATTGAGCATTCAATATCACTAGAGAATGTTAGGTGCATCTTCGTTTCCGTTCGGTGATAGGTTTTCCATTTCCATGGCTTGTTCTACTGTGATCAAGCCAAGTGTTAACATTTTTTCTATTACTGCTAAACGCTCTAACGCATTTACAGCTAAGAACGCATTTTCAACGTCAAACTTGACAACATTTCCTCGCGCAGTTACGTCATCCATGCTAAGTCTGTCCTGAATGGCATGAATGTAAGGCGCAAGAGATAACGAAACAAACTGGCGGCGCTCATCTTGCACGTTGCTATATGTCATGCTGTTGTTCATATCTGAACTTAAATAGTATGCAGGCACATTCATTAAACGTGCGACTTGCAAACTCATATTCTGGATTAAATCTACATAACCCATGTCCTTGGGACTAAAAGCGGTCGGCACGTAATCTAAAGTGCTTGTCAGATAGGCTGTTGCGCGCTGTGATCGCGCCGACTTCCATGATGCCAAGATTGCTTGGACTTCTTCCTGTGATAAATCTGCACCAGTATTTTTAATTACACCTGAAGGCATTGGGGTTGCTGTTGCAACACTTGTTGCTTTTTCCAAATCAATTGCAGCTCTTAATGTTCTTGCGCCGCGAGCTAATACGCCTTCATCTAAACCTTGGAATGTAATTAACGATCCAACACCTGACATTGGAACTTGCTTGCCATCTACAAAATAACGTGTGATGTATTCTGTTTGTGGATCAGTATCAAATGAAACGCGACCTGGCGCAATCCATTCAAATCTTGCTGGCCTTCCATCATCAAAATATACTTCGGTAACTCTCCAGTAACATACCCCAAAGAAAAGTAATGAATCAATGCTCCAACATAAAGTAACGGAAAGCGGCTGGGCTGCTGCTGGTTGTTCTAACCATAATGGCTTGCCAAGTTTTTCACCCGTTGACTTTTTGTAAAGTTCTAAAGGAAATGTTGCGATAGTTCCCGCAATAAGGTTTCTGCACCTAGCTACTGAAGGCACGGAGATAGCTTCTTCACGACCAACTGCATTAAATGCTAACGGAAGAAAATAATTAAATGAATCCGTCATTAACGGCGGAGCAAGTTGCGCCTCTATTTTTGCAGGGCGGAAACGATCAAATAGACCCATCGTTTAAGGATACCACACAAATCAGACATTTCTATCATTTCAGACATAGATTTGTGGCTTGCTTTGTGGCTTTAGCAATTGATGCACCACCATGGCTAATGAGATGGCAGCAGACACATCTCCAGCAGACTTACGCCGCACAATACGCCACCCAGCATCACTTTCTTTAGCTGCACAGTTATTCATGCTGTCAACAAGCGATTGTTGCCCCGCATGCACAATTCTTAGATTAACTATGCTGTCATAGAGATCAGAGCAAGCCTGATAGAACACAGTTCCAGACATGTCTTGGATTTTGTGTCCCGATTGGCTCAAACGCTCGGCAACGCTCATCGTGGCATACTTATCAAAACAAATCATTCTCGGTTTGTATTGTCTTGCCCATTCATTGACTTCAATAGCCATCTTTAGCTCATCTATCGCCACTTGGCTTTCAAATTGGGCTATAACGCCAACACCAACCTTGCCATCATCCATAATCTGACCAGCAACAAGGCTTGCCATCTTTTTGTTAACTGATATGTCCATGCCAAAAATAGTGAGCCGACCTGGCTCAAGTTTTAGCTCAGCGTTACCCAAATCCTCAAATGCGCGGTAAGGCCATGGCGATTTCAGCGCGGAAACCCATTGACAAAGCGTTTCAGTTCTGCTTGCTTCAACGCTAGATGTAGCAATTGCTTCCTCAATTGTTGCTTCATCAATTAGGTAGCCTAAAGCTGGGTTTGCCTGATACCAGGCATCTTTATCGGTTATTTTAGCAAAATCATCCGCGCTATATTCCCAATAACCCATGCTAGGCGGTGGGTATGACAATGCCCTAGATCGTAAGTCATTTAATACGCTTGAATAGGCATCCCCTGCGTTACTAGTCATGAAAATCTGCGAATCTGGGCGGGCTCTGGTGATTGGCTTAGCTGCTGTCCACGATTCTTCATCTACCTCGCGTAATTCATCGATGTATAACAGGTCGGCAGTTTTTCCTCTGCTGCCATCACGGGTGGCCGCAACTATCTCATATCGAGCGCCACTAAGAAGCTCTACTGATTCCTGACCATTAGCCACGCGAATCTGCTTGACCTGAGCCATCAAAGAAGGATTATCCTCAATGACTTCAACTACCTTGCGGAAGGTATCTAAGGCCATACCCCTGTTGGATGACATAGCCACTATATTCTTTTCGCCAAAAACAAACAACCCAGCCAAGATACGTATGCGCGCTAGATGTGTCTTTCCTGATTGACGTGCTACCAGCAACAACGATGTCTTTTTTTTGAACTTTCCTTTTTTGTCCACGGCAAGAAGCTGCGTGAGCACGTATTCTTGCCAAGGCAATAAAGTTTGGTTGATCCCATCAAGAAACTTTTTTACTTCAGGCATCCTGGACTTGCCTTTATGTGGTGGGGTTTCTAATCGTGGCTTGGTTGCCCCCTTACGTGCCTTCTTCAATTAGCCCCCGACTGACCTGGACTAATAAAGGGTGAATCCGCATCAATGTGGACTGTTGTATGTCCGTTTTGAACTGATTTGGATTGATTTGCACCTTTTGGAGAGTTATTGAAGCGAAAGGCAGGGGGGGTAGAACGTTGTGCTAAAAAAACCGCTTCATCTTTATCTTTTTTCTGAATATTACATCGTCTACACGCAGCAACAAGATTATCCAACGTATCTTCCCCGCCCTTGACCTTTGCAATCCTATGATCCACTTCATTAGCTGTGTTACCACAGTAAGCACACGTATAAGCATCACGTCTTAGCACCTGTAACCTTATCTTCTTCCAATGGGAAGTAGCTCTATATGGCTTCAATGACATCGTTTAAGGCTTCCAATAACAATCGTTGCATTGGTAATTACCTGTTTGAATTATGTAATAACATTCAATATCTTGTCTTTTCTTATCACAATCTTTACATTTAATTAGTGCCATCCCTTATCCTTCCAATGTTGGTATGCCTTACATGGACAACCATCATATCTTTTCTCTAAGTATCTTATATGTGCATCTATCTGTTTATATGGATCAAGTGTTGCATACCATTTAGATCGCATCTGACCTAATCCGTAATGACTACCATTTCTAGCTTTATAGTTCCATCTACTTTCTTCAAATATAAGCCAGTTATAGCATTCAAACTGCTTCCATTCCATTTTGTTGTAGGCATATAACTTAATATTCATAACGTGATAGCTGCGCTTTTCAGCAGCGTTTGTTTGTATTGTTTGCAGCGGCAGTAGTGCAATTGCTAAGCCAGCAATAAACATAGCTCTGGCCAATGCTGGCTTGCCGTGCAAGCTGCCTTTCAGGCTTGCTGGCATGCCTAGCATACCGATGATGTCAAATATAGTCTTTATTTGTGCGTAACCTTGGGCGTGTTGCATTCTTCGCAGTAAT